TGCTTCTCGCATGGGTAATGGTGACACAGCATCAGGTGAAGGATACAAGTTCAGGGGTCGTGGACTAATCCAGCTGACAGGCAAGAGCAACTATAATGGGTTCGCTACAGACTCTGGGATAACTATCGATGAGGCAGTGGCTTATCTATCTACACCCGAAGGTGCTGTAGAGTCTGCTGCCTGGTTCTGGAACAAGAATGGACTGAATGCGCTGGCAGACAAGGACGATGTGACTGCTGTTACAAAGAGGATCAATGGCGGGACTATCGGCCTGGATGATAGGATTAAACATACCAATGAGTTTAAACACATCTTAGGTGCTTAATAATGGCATTAATTGCTAGAATTGGTGATGGAAGTAGTCATGGTGGAGTTGTTATATCGTCAGCTTCTGTTACAACCACAGAAGGTGCACTAACAGCAAGAGTAGGAGATTTACATTCTTGTCCTATTCCTGGTCATGGTGTAACTCCTATAACAACTGGTTCTGGTAGATTTAAATGTGAAGGAATGATAACTGCTGTTACAGGTAGTATTGCTGGGTGTGGTGCTGTAATTATATCTGGTGCCTCAGTATCTAATGCACCACTTGAAGCACCAGCAGGAACTGGTGCACTTGGTGTAGCTGTATTGGGTTCCGGACCAACTGATCCACAAGGGATAATAATGGGATAATGATATGAGTAAGACTTATTTACAGGGTGAAGTTTTAACAGCAGCTGATCTTAATCAGAGTTTTTTAGATTTAAAAACACTACCCATCAATACACAAACGGCTACATATACTCTTGTGCTTGCTGATCTTGGAACTGTAATAAGTGCTACAGGATCAGTAGACATTCCGGCCAGTGTATTTGCATCCGGCAGCACAGTATCGATATTTAATAATAGCGCTGCAGTCATTAATATTGTTCAGGCGTCAGGATTGACATTATATAATGCATCTACTGGTGTTGCTGGTAGTTTCACTTTAAATAGCAGGGGAATATGTTCTGTTATTTTTGTCAGTCCTACTGTGGCTGTATTGACAGGTGTGGGTGTCAGCGTTACTGCATCCGGCACACTTCAAGGACCAGTAGGTCCGGCAGGATCTTTCGCAACAATATCTGCAGGATCTGCTGCAGCACCATCAATTGCACCTTCAACTGACACCAACACGGGTATGTTCTTCCCTGCGGCTGATACCATTGCCTTTGCCGAGGGCGGTGAGGAGGCCATGCGGATTGACTCTAATAGCAGGGTAAATATCGGGACTACTTCTTCAGCTTCAGGGGCTAGATTAGCGGTTGTTGGTGGCCCAATACAATTATCTGGATCAACTAGTGCCGCTGCAGGACTGCGAGTACAGTCTATTTCAAGTGTTGCACATTTAAGTGGTATTAATAGTGACAACAATGCATTTAATCCAATAGCATTTTATACGAGCGCAAACGAGGCTATGCGTATATCGACAACTGGTAATGTCGGGATTGGTGAAACAAATCCAACAAGAAAATTAGAAGTTGTTGGAACAGCTAGTGCAACATACTTTAATCTTGGGGCCGATACTGCATCCGCTCCAGCCGTTGATGCAGCAATCACAAGGCCAGCAGGAGGTACTATCGCACTTATTGCAAATGCTGCTGAACGTCTCCGTATCGCATCAGCAGGGCAAATTGGCATTGGTGGAGCCAACTACGGCACATCTGGTCAGGTATTAACATCAGGTGGCCCATCAGCGGCTCCATCTTGGGCTACTGTGTCGGCAACAGGTCAACTCCTCCGCGCTCCACAAATCCTGACATCTGGCACGTCTTACACAACACCAGCAAATTGCACGTCAATTTATGTTGAGGTAGTTGGTGGTGGTGGTGCAGGTGCTTTTCAAACAGGGTCTAACAATGCAGGTGGCGGCGGTGCTGGCGGCTATGCTGCTAAATATTTTACCGTAACTGCATCAACTGCATACACCTATGCGATTGCTGCTGGGGGAGCAACTAGGGTGTCCGCTGGAGAAGGAGCCGCTGGTGGCAGTACTACATTTACAGTGGGAGCAACAACAATAACAGGAAGCGGAGGTGCAGGTGGGACTAGAACTATAAATGTTCCTGTAAGTGGTGGCACGGGTACTAATGGAGATATTAATATTTCTGGTCAAAGTGGTTTAGCTTCTCATGGTTCTTCTCCATATATAATGGGAGCGGGAGGCAGTTCAGTGTTTGGATTTGGTGGTACATCAGGTGGTTCATCTACTCCTTTTGCTGCTGGGACAGGGTATGGCTCTGGTGGTGCTGGGGCTGCTACAGGGGCTACATCCAGTGTTGGACAACCGGGATTAATAAAGATTTGGGAGTATTCATAATGAGATGTGCGGTAGTTCAAAACTCTGACAACACTGTTGTCAACTTGATTATGGCTGATCCATCTGTTGATCCAGCCCACGAGGGAACGACGATTGTTGGTATACCAGACGATTCTCCTGTCAGCATGGGTTGGATATACGATCCTGCGACAGGTCAGTTCACAGACCCTAATCCTCCAGTTGAAGAAGTTGTTGAGGTGACACTATGAACGTAAATACAGGCATCATTGACGTGTTGCTACTCCGGAAGTGGTAATGCTGTGAGTACAATACATGTCAATCTTTAACCTCCTTGCCGGATATAATTATGATATAAGGTCTGCAATTCAGGGCCTTGTGAGCGTTGTAGGCGGCGGCGGCGGAGGCGGTGCCAGCACTGGAACTATAGTTACTACACCTGCAGGAACGCAGATCTTTAATTCAAGATCATTGGTGGGCACTGCGTCAGGTTCACAATCGTTGATTGCAGTAACCCACAAATGGTGGGGAGCGTTTATGAACGCCTGGGCTGTTTGGATTCCAGGCGGCGGTGGTTCAAATCAATCCATTGATCTTAACATCACAGTAAATTTTCCAGGAACAGGATTATATAGATTTGCATACGGAGGCGATGATACCGGCTTCATACAAATAGACGGTGTTCAGGTTATAACTGGCGGCGGCAATATTTTTAATGCTACCGGCGCATTATATGATATCAATGTCACTGAAGGAAATCGCATTCTGAGATGTTACGTTCGTGATGTTGCTGGACCCCCGTCAGGATTTGCTCTGACTATTACCAGTCTCAGTGCTTTTTCTAAAGCTCCTGGTGGTGGCGGTGGCGGTGGCGGCCAAGTGGTGACTGGTTCTCCTGCGATAACGCCAGAAATTACCTATAATATAGTGATAGGTTCGGGTGGTGCGGCTTCGACATCAGGCACTGCTGGTGGTTCTGGAAGCAGCAGTTCTTTATCTGGCAGTGATATCACCACGATTACGGCTCTTGGCGGTATTGGCGGAGGAGCTTCGACTACAGTACGAGGAGGTAACGGAGGAGCATCCGGAGGTTCTTTATTTGCCGGCGGAACAGGAAGCTCTACCGGTGCATTATATGGCGGAGGAGGTGGGGGATCCGCCGGTGCAGGCGTTGTTGGTACTAGTTCATCTCAACCAGCCGGAGGTAGCGGAACCACACCCAGTTATTCTGTCAATACACTGGGTGCAGGCGGTGCAGGCGGCCGCGGTGACGGAGGATCACAAGTAAATGGTACTGCAAATCGAGGTCAGGGTGGTCAGGGTGGCGGCGTCGGTTACAACGGAGGAGCAGGCGGTTCCGGCACAGTATTGATATCGACTACTCCATCATATTTCCTTTCATATACAGCAGCTGTTCCAAGCGCTGTGGCTAAAACAACATATTCTTCCCGAGATGTATACACATTTACTGCTAGCACATCCATCATATTTTCTTCTACAATCGTATTGACAGGATTTGCTGTGACTCCTTCTACTATTACTTTTGGTGATGCTGCTCCCACGATCACTGTTCCTAGTTCTAATTATCCGGCAGGAACAATACAATATACCAGCAGCGATCCAGCAGTAGCAACAATCAACCAAACAACCGGAGCAATTACTGTCGTTGGTGGAGGTACTACTTCATTAGCTGCATCGATGACAGCAGAAAGCCCTTATGTTAGCAGTTCCGTATCTAGTACGCTGAATGTTAACAAATATAGCTCTCATGCTGTAACTTTATCTTTAAGTGCAACATCAATAACTCTGGGTGCATCTATAACTATCGGTTCTTCTATCACCGGACAGATTTCTCCTGCACCTTCTGGTAATATATCAATCAAGAGCAATGGAGCTCAGATAGGAACGATTGCTGCATCTGCTGGCGGATCCATATCTTATGCACCCGCTAGCGGTAGCAATTTTACGATAGCAGCGGAATATGCAGGCGATACAAGATATTCAAATAAAACATCTGCTAGCCAGACACTAACTGCGGCTCCGCCAGCAGCTTTACCTAATCATCAATTATTCTTGACACCAGGGACATTTAGTTGGACTGCCCCGGCTAGCGTAACTTCTGTCTGCGTAGTATGCGTGGGCGGTGGCGGTGGCGGTGGAACTGCCTCATCAGGAGGTAACGGTGGGTCTGGTGGTGGTTTAGGCTGGAAAAATAATATAGCAGTAACTCCCGGCACTGCGTATACAGTCGTTGTTGGAGCAGGTGGAGCCGTAAAAGGCAATGGTGGAGATAGTTATTTTATATCTTTAGCCACAGTAAGCGGTCGAAAAGGTGTTCTTGGTGGTGCAGGAAATGGTAGCTCTCCAACAAACAGGCGTGCAAATGCTGGGGGAACATATACTGGCGACGGTGGCGGCGACGGCGGCGGTGGCGGCTGGGCCAATGACGGTGCAAGAGGCGGCGGCGGCGGCGGCGGCGCTGGTGGTTATTCTGGCAACGGCGGCGGCGGCGGCAACTACACTGGGGCAGGAACAACAAGCGGTGCAGGTGGCGGCGGCGGCGGCGGTTATGGCGGGTCTGCTGGTACAAAAAACAACGTTGGCGGAGGCGGCGGAGGCGGTGGAGTTGGTATATTAGGGCAAGGTGCTAACGGGTCTGCAGCCTCAGTTGCTCGACAAGGTGGCTTTGGTGGTTCGGATGGTGCGAATGGTGGGACGGGAACTACTTCCAATGCTGGTGTTGGTGGGTTATACGGCGCAGGTGGTGGTGGCGGCAACGGCGGCGGCGGCGATGGTGGTCCCGGCGGTGCTGGTGCAGTCAGAATACTCTGGGGTGCAGGTCGCGCTTTCCCGTCCACCAAGGTAAGCAGTGAAACTAACTGATATCATCGTACATTCAAAACACATAAATATCTAAAAAGGGATATATAAAAAATGGCAATCAGTTCTAGAGACGATTTTAAAGAGTATTGCTTGCGCAAGCTAGGCAAACCCGTGATCGAGATCAATGTGGATGATGATCAGGTGGAAGATCGCGTGGAAGAGGCGCTAAAATACTACTGGGACTATCACTTCGATGGCACAGAGAAAGTATTCTATAAGAAACAAATTACAGCAGAAGACATCGCAAACAAATACATCACGCTACCGCAGAACATCATAGGTGCAGTGAGCATATTTGATATCGGTGATTTTATTGCAGTTAACAACATTTTTAATATCAGGTATCAGATAGCTCTCAATGATCTGTATACTCTGACCTATCAGTCCATGGTACCGTACTACATGGCTTTCCAACAGATCCAGCTGTTGGAGCAGCTGCTTGTGGGGAAACAACCCATTCGTTATAACAGGAATACCAACAAGCTGTTTGTTGATACCGATTGGAATAAATTGACAGAAGGATATTTTCTTGTCGTAGAAGCGTATTCTATTGTTGATCCTGCGGATTATGTAGATGTATGGAATGACAGATGGCTGCAGAGATATGCCACAGAATTGATCAAGAAGCAATGGGGTTCCAACCTAACAAAGTTTGTGGGAATGCAATTGCCCGGCGGTATCACGTTCAATGGTGAGAAGATATATAACGATGCTCATGATGCGATCGAGAAACTAGAAGCAGAGATGATCTCAAGCTATTCACTCCCAGTAACTGATATGATCGGCTAGCACGCTCATGGCCACCAATTTCTTTTTCAATAATTTCTCTTCGTCAGGTGAACAGAACCTGATAGAAAATCTTGTGATAGAATCGATCAAGATACACGGGATCGATAACTATTACATCCCGAGAAAGATCATCAATAGGGATAATGCCTTCAGAGAACAGGAATTCTCTGAGTATGGCGAAGCGATCCAGATCGAGATGTATATCAGGAACGTAGACGGGTTTGAAGGTGATGGAGAATTCCTTTCCAAGTTTGGTGTAGAGGTAAGAGATCAGATAACATTCTCAGTCGCTCTGAGGGTATTCGAGAACGAAGTAGGCTCGGTGCTCAGGAGAGATAGGCCGTCAGAAAGCGATCTGATATTCTTCCCTTTCACCAAGGCATTATATACGATCAAGTATGTCAACAAGAAACCTATCTTTTATCAGATGGGCGCTCTGCAGATGTATGACGTCGTCTGTGAACTGTTCGAATACTCCAACGAGATATTCAACACAGGCATCGATCTCATAGACAAGACATACAATGCCTTCCTGACTACTTCCGATCCTTTTATCATGCTGTCCGAAGGCTCGTTGCAGATAACTGATGAAGCTGGATTTCATATCATCAAGGAAGAATATGATATCGACTATCTCGATCAGACGTCACAGAACAGCATGTTCGAGACAGAAGGATTGGATTTTCTAGACTTCACTGAGAGAGATCCTTTCAGCGAGAGCGATAGGAGAGCATAATGATAGGCAGTTCTCCTTTCTATAATTCATTGTTCAAGAAATATGTGATCACGTTCGGCACGCTGTTCAATAACATCAAGATCGAACGAAAGAATGCCACGGGCGGCCTCGAGCAGACGTTCAAGGTTCCTATAGCATACGGACCTAGAGAAAAGTTCCTTGCTCGTATCGAAGACAATCCTGATGCCACTTCATTGACTGCTATCAAGCTGCCCAGAATGGCTTTTGAGATATCTTCTATCAATTATGCGCCGGATCGCAAGCTGCAGACAATCAACAAGATCGCATCCAGGAAGAATATCAATGGCGTGAATGTGTATGATAAGGTGTTCAATCCTGTCCCCTATGATGTGGGATTCAAGCTGGATATCATGGCAAAGACCATGGAAGACGGGCTGCGTATCGTGGAACAGATCATCCCGTATTTCACACCGGAATGGACGATATCAGCAAAATTGCTGGGTGCTGACTTTGATAACGTCACGGACATTCCCATCGTCCTTGATTCTGTTGAGATTGATGATTCATATGCAGCAGATTTCATAACAAGAAGGGTGCTAACATTCACGCTGACATTCACCATGAAGTGCTACTTCTTTGGACCTGTCACTGAGAGCAAACTGATCAAACTGAGCCAGGTCGTGCTATATGCAGATACGACAGCAAACACCGGGGCTGTGACCACTCTGATCAGGCCAGGCCTGACTGCCACAGGTGAACCTACATCAAATGTGGAATTGTCTGTGGCACTGAGCCAGATCGAGGAAGATGATAACTATGGGTTCATCATCACAACGGAAGATGATATATAATGAAAAAAGATGTGATTTCCGGCTCTCTGGGTTTAGATCCAATCGATCAACCCGGCAGATTGACCTCTGTTCTTCCTGTATTGAAAGCAGAAAAGAATGATGACTATGAGTATGCGCGCCGCAACCTGTATGATGTGATCGAAAAGGGCAACAATGCTCTCGAAGATATCATGGATGTTGCCAAGCAATCAGAGTCTCCGCGTGCTTACGAGGTAGTCACTAACCTGATCAAGACCATGGTGGATGCAAACAAGGATCTCCTCCAGTTAGCAAAGACAAGGAAAGAATTAGAAGCAAGAGAACCCGAAAAAGCACAAGTGACAAACAATAACTTATTTGTCGGCTCTTCTGCAGAACTTTTAAAGATGATTAAAAATGGTAGCGAGTGAGCTCACATATTACCTAGGTAATAAGAATCTAAAACGCAAAGACATCAAGATCGATTATACGAAAGAACAGATCGAAGAATACATCAAGTGTTCTAGAGATGTAGATTACTTTTGTGAAAAATATGTCAAGATCGTCTCAGTCGATAGAGGCCTGATACCGTTCAAACCGTTTGAATATCAAAAGAGGATGTTCAAGCAATTTGATGATGCTCGATTTACTATCTGTAAAATGCCTCGTCAGGTTGGTAAGACAACTGGCGTCGTTGGTTATCTGTTGCACAAGATTCTTTTTAATGAAAATTTTAATATAGCTGTTCTGGCAAACAAACAAGTCCAGGCTCGAGAAATCCTTTCACGTGTTCAGCTGGCATATGAATGGCTACCCAAATGGCTACAACAAGGCATAGTAGAGTGGAACAAAGGTAACATCGAACTGGAGAATGGTTCTAAAATTCTAGCGTCGGCAACTTCTTCATCTGCTGTACGTGGACAAAGTTACAATCTGATCTACCTGGATGAGTTTGCATTCGTACCAAGAAACATCCAAGACACATTCTTTGCTTCTGTGTTCCCAACAATCACGTCTGGTCAATCATCCAAACTGATAATCACATCCACTCCCAACGGCATGAACCTATTCTACAAGATATGGATGGATTCTGTCAATGGCAACAATGACTATGCCCGAGTGGATGTGCATTGGTCAGATGTTCCTGGCAGAGATGAGGAATGGAAAGAACTGATGATACGCAGCACATCTGTAGATCAGTTCCGTCAAGAGTTTGAGTGTGAGTTCCTGGGTTCAACCAACACCCTGATCCATCCCAACATATTGTCCAAGTTAGTATTCAATACACCGTTCAGAGAACAGCACGGTGTAAAGATATACAAAGAACCTGTCAAAGATCATGTGTATTCTATGACTGTGGATGTTTCAGAAGGACTGGGCCTGGACAGTTCTTCTTTTGTTATTGTTGATTGTAGCACGATCCCCTACGAGCTAGTGGCAACATATAAAGATGCCAACATATCACAGCTGTTATTTCCTACATTGCTTGATAGCATAGCCAAATACTATAACGAAGCTTCGGTATTAGTCGAAGTCAATATAGGTTCTCAGGTTGTCAATATCCTGCATCAAGATCTCGAGTATGAGAATATAGTGATGACCAAGATGAGCGGGCGTAAAGGCACGGTTATTGGTGCTGCTGGCAACCAGAACAGGTTGGGCATCAAGACGACCAAGGTCACAAAACGGATAGGATGCTCCAATCTCAAGTCCATCATCGAAAGTGACAAGATATTATTGAATGATTATGATGTGATCAATGAGCTGTCTACTTATGTCGTGGACGGAACATCATATAATGCAGAAGACGGCTATCATGACGATCTTGTGATGTGTCTGGTATTATTTGCCTGGATGGTCAACCAGAATTACTTCAAAGATGTGTCAAATACAGACATAAGAAAACGCATCGTGGAAGAAGTAGAAGATGATTTTACACCGTTTGGGATCATAGATGACGGACGGGAAGAGACAGGAGAACGGATCCTCTCTGACAGTGAATTTGAGAAATTTCTTCTAAATTGAAATTTTATAAATAAACATACAAGATATTGATTGTTTATATTATAAAAGGAGAAACAAATGGCATTTCAAATAAGTCCTGGTGTTAACGTATCAGAAATTGACTTAACAACTATTGTTCCTGCAGTATCTTCTACAGAAGGTGCTTTTGCAGGAGTTTTTAGTTGGGGTCCTGTAGAAGAAAGGGTTCTTATCTCTTCTGAGGATGAATTAGTTAATCAGTACGGCAAGCCAACAGCAAATAATTTCGAAACATTCCTTACTGCTGCTAACTTTCTAGCATATGGTAATCAGCTTTATATTTCTAGAGCAGATGCGGGCAGCAATTCAGCAGTAGCAAATACCGGAACAGTAGATAACGTCAAGATTAAAAATCTATCAGATTTTGAATCTCAATATAATACCCTGGCAGGATTAGCAAATACTGCATTTGCAGCAAAATATCCCGGCGCCTTGGGTAATTCACTTAAGATTTCAGTATGCCCTACCTCAAATGCGTTTTCACAAATCCTGTATGGATATAATGGAACAGTCACTGCGATCACTGCTTTGGCTGCAAACGGAACTGGCCAGTTCACGCTGTCTGTAGGTTCAAGTGTAGCAAACCTTTCTTTTGGAGTTGTAGGAACTTTAGCGGAAAATGTTGTCCACTCTGCCGGTGCTTTGGCTATTGATTTTAAAGAAAGACTATCCATAGGAGATGTTCTTTTAGTAGGAAATTCTGTTACTGGAACTCAATATCTCAAGATTGCTAGCATCGGTGCTACTACTAATGCAGCTACTACAAATGCCACAAGCACTAGCAGCAACACATTCTTTGATGTGACATTTGATGGAACATATGGGCAGAGATCAGATATCAGCATAACCAGCGCTATTAATGATGCTGACGGCGTAGGATTAGTTGTTAGAAATTGGGAATATTTCAATTCTGTAGATAAAGCCCCTGGCGTATCAAATTTTGTTGCAAATAGAACATCTAATACATCAATCAGAGATGAAGTTCATATCGTTGTTGCAGACGAAGATGGTGCAATCAGCGGCATTCCAGGTCAGATCCTTGAAGTTTGGCCCAACCTTTCTAGAGCAACGGATGCTAAGGGTGAGCAAGGCGGATCGATATACTATCGTGATGTTCTAAATCAAAGCTCAGAATATGTATGGTCAACCACAGATTACATCGGCGGTTCAGGTGCCACTAGCGATTCTTTTGCTGCTCCAACAATCACCACAAACAAGACGCTCTCTTTTGTAAGTGGCGGTGCCGGTTCAAGTGAGACTGATATCTCAGTTGCCAACCTAGCATTGGCATATGATAAGTTTAAATCCGCAGAAGATATTGATATTTCATTGATACTTGGCGGTAAAGGAAGAGGCGGAAACGGCGAGCAACTGGCAAACTATATCATCGATAACATCTGTGAATACAGAAGAGATTGCGTGGCTTTCATCTCTCCTGATCAGGCAGATACTGTCAATGTACCAGGCCGTGAGCTTCAGAACGTAATTGATTTTAGAAACCTTCTGAGATCAACATCATATGCTGTCCTTGATTCTGGTTATAAGTATCAATACGACAAGTATAATGACGTATATCGTTATGTACCGTTGAATGGCGATACTGCTGGTCTGTGTGTGAGAACAGATACTACTCGTGATCCTTGGTTCTCACCAGCAGGATTTAACAGAGGCCAGATCAAGAATGTAGTTAAATTGGCATTCAATCCAGACAAAGCAGATCGTGACCAGCTTTATAAGAACGGGATCAACCCAGTAGTTAACTTCCCAGGTCAGGGTGTCGTATTGTACGGAGATAAGACTCTGCTTGCCAAACCATCGGCATTCGACAGGATCAATGTTCGCAGATTGTTCATTGTCCTTGAGAAGGCGATTGCCACTGCTTCTAAGTTCACATTGTTCGAGTTCAATGATGAATTTACAAGAGCTTCATTCCGTAACCTAGTCGAACCTTTCTTAAGAGATGTACAGGGTCGCAGAGGTATCTTTGACTTCAGAGTTGTATGTGATGACACAAACAATACTCCAGAAGTGATTGATCGTAATGAGTTCAGAGGTGATATCTACATCAAGCCTGCTCGTTCTATTAACTTTATCCAGCTGAACTTCGTGGCTGTGCGCACTGGCGTAGAATTCGAAGAAATTGTTGGTAGATTTTAAGGGGGAGGGTTAGAACAATGGCTTTCAATATTAACGATATCAGAGCTCAGCTTACCTTCGGTGGTGCTAGGCCTTCTTTATTCCAAGTAATCATCAGCAATCCCATCAATCCGGTGGCTGATTTTAAGTTACCATTTCTGTGTAAGACAGCTCAACTACCGAGTTCTGAATTGGGATTGATTGAAGTACCTTACTTTGGAAGAAAACTCAAGATGGCAGGTGATCGTGTGTTTGCTCCATGGACAGTAACTATCATCAATGATGAAGACTTTTTAGTAAGAAATTCCATGGAAAATTGGAATAACTATATCAATCTTTATCAGACAAATACAACTGCTCTTGGATCTGGCGCACCAGGTCTTTATAAGTCACAAGCAACAGTCACTCAGTTCGGCAAGGCTGGAGAGATCCTAAGAACATATCAGTTCAACGGGATCTTCCCACAAGTGATCGCTCCGATTGATCTTGCTTGGGCAGACACAGACGTGATCGAAGAATTCCAAGTACAATTCCAGTATGATACATTTGAAGTCTTGAATGGTACTACTGGAAATGCCGGTGGTTCGTAAAAATTAA